TCGAACCCCGGTGAACTTCCCTGATTTGGTTTTACGGTTGTTCATGGCAGAGAAATAATCTTTGCCTTTCAAAGCCCTGTTGCGTTCTGCCTCAATCACATTCTTCATGTGCATAGCAGCATTGAACACAGCCTTCTTTTGTGACTCTTGAGCAGCATTGCCAACACCACGAATCAAAGCACCTAGATCATAAGTGGTCATCTTGTGGGTGGTACTTGCCATGTTTATCTACCTTCGTGAATACGTCGCCACCGCAGGTAGGCATTCATTGTCCAAATCATTCTAGATGATTCTTGCAGAAGAACTGATGGGGCAATACCTGACTCAACGCTAAGTCGTGCAATCAACCAATGCGCTGAGGATTCTCCAAAGGGACTAGATCAACATCCTCATCATCTGTGTACTTCACAGATTCAACCGTGTTGATCCACTCTTCCCATGAGAGTTCAGTTTTCTTTTCACGTTTCTGACAAGCCCACGCCAAATAACCTTGATGGGTCATACGGAAATCATCCATCGTTAGAACGATTGGGTGTGTCTGAAACTTCTCTTCAAACGCAACAAAGTCAGGGTAAACCGCAATCATGCTCACGGTCTGCCCTGACAGGAAAGTTACTTCTATTTGTTGTCTCACGTTAGATTCCTCGCAGGTAGTGAAATGAAATTATGCGGTTGCTTTAGTGATTGCACCCGTGATTGGCCAAGTTACTGAAGCAGTAAGCAGTTCGCCTACAGCACCGGCAACAGGTGTCCAATCGGTAACAATCAACGAACCTGTGTATTTAGGGTTAGCGGTTCCAACGGCAGTACCGTTTGGCAAGATTTCAAATGCCACAGCGGTTGAACCGATGAGAGGGTAGATGGTTTGTTCTACAGCTGATGCTGCAAAGTCTTGCATGAAGTCGATAGTTACAGAGTTATCTTTCAAACCTGATACTCGTTCACGTGCGCCTGCACTAGAAAACGATGTGACTTCAATAGCGTCTGCTGAACTTGAAAGACTTACGTTTGATACGTAACTTGAAAGATCCACACCACCGATTTTTACAACGACGTTAGTAGCAACTTGCTTAGCCATAATTTATTCTCCTGATTCCGACGGATCAATAGTTTTAGTTTTTTGCGCAGAAGATTTCACAGGCTCTAGGTGACCCGTCGCCAACAGAAACTCTACATTCCAAGACTCATCAACTTCAACGATTGTGCCGGGTGGCAGATCGTGAACATTCAATTCACCAATGATGCGATATTCCATGACGCTAAGAATACACCCTTACAACGAAATCAACTGAAAGGTATTCGGTATCGTTTGCAGATACTGATTGGATACCTGTGGCAGACTCCACAATGAGATCATCGACTACGCCACCCAAAGTACGGTCTGCTTCAATGGCAGCCCTCACAGATGTGGTTCCGTCATACGCTGTGTATCCATCAACTGATGCTTCCGCTGTGCGCTCTGTAGCCCTAGCCACAATGACAGTAACTGTATATTCTTGTTCTGTCATACCGCCAAAAGTACGATGATAGGTGATGGTGTTGAGATTGCTGTACGCCATCGGCGCATTAAGTTGATCAGGTTGATAAGCGTAGGTGCGTAAACCCGTGATGGTGGCAAGCCTTGTTGCCAACCCTGTCTTGACCTGTGTGATAGTTGCGGTCACGCCATGTTCCTCATACGCCTAAACGGTTCCACAAGTTGTGCCACATCGCCATCTAACGCACGGGTCACACGAATAGCACCCATATCACCAAACCCGGCAACACCCAATGGGGAGTCAAACCGTTTGAAGATGCGTTGGGATTGGATGATGCAAGCAGTTTCTACAGGTGCAGGTATGGCAGGCCAACCCCAAACACCCGTGACTTTCACTAAAGCAAGATCGTTAGTTACAGGGAACAGATAGTTCATGGCTGCTCTGATCCGTGTGAACGCCCATCGCTGCCCATCAAGGATTCCGTTCAAAGGTTCTAGCTGATAGTCAGATACAGCCCATGTGAGTTCAAATGTGCCATCAGCCTGAGGATCAGTAGCAAGAGTTATTGCTGTGCTTGCAAGGTCATCAACCTCACAATAGAGATCATCCTGTGGTGCAAAGTATCGTACCGCTGTTCCCTGATTGTAGAAAGCCCTGCTGCAATAGCCGTCGATCAGACGGGAAGCAGAGTTGATAGAAGATTCAATCAGCGCATCATCAACTGAATCTGTGATACGCAAAGCAGCCTTCACACTTGCAAGCGTGGTGTACCCATTAGTAACTGCCATTTTGCCTCAACCAATCAATCAAGAGTCCGTAACCTTCAGAATACCCCAACTCCTGCAGATCGCCATAAAGGTTGTTGAACTTGCGATTGTCACAATCCCTACCCAATACACCTGATGGTTCTGCCGGGTTATGCACAATCTCATAGGAATCGACACCTGCAAGTTTGGCGCACAACTCCACCACCTGATCACAGGTCACAGCACCTTCAGCACCAATGTTCACAGGCCCCTCATAGTCTTGTTCTAGAACAGCAAGAATCTTTGTTACAGCATCAGAGATATACAGGTAGGAACGTAGTTGTTTGCCGTTACCCCAAACCTCAATGCGTTTCGTTTTGATTGCCTGTAACGCTTTAGAGGCTGCAGCTGTGGGGAACTTCATGCGCTGCCCAACAGATTCTTGCCCTATACCGTAAACGGTATGCAGTATCCCAACCCGTACATCTAGAGGGTGACGTTCTGCCAAACGGATCAGCATCAGTTTTTCACGCCCATACATCAAATCAGGTGTGCCTGTTTCTAACAATCCTTCATGCAGTTTGGGGGCAAACCCTTCTATCGTTTGCACTTCCGTAGGGTACGCACAAGCAGATGAAGCCACAAAGGAACGATCAATCTTGTAACGCTCAATCGCCTGCAACACATTGAAATCAATCCTGCTGTTGTTGATGTAAGGGTAGTAGTCCTCTTTGCTGAAGTAACCCACCCCACCCATATCGGCAGCCAAATGGATAACCCGGTGCATCTGTGAGAAATCGGGAACTTGTTTTGTTAGGTCGATGATGGTGCGTGTGTCGCATTCATCCCACACCTGTTTGCGGAAAGGATCTGTTGGTGGTCGTCTAGAAAAGGTGTGAACGCTATGCCCTTGTTCAATGAGTCTTTGGGCAACATGGGTTCCAATGAACCCTGCACCACCTGTTATTGCGTAGTCCATAGTTCACTTCTTTCTTGAAACAAACGTGCATCAATGCCCTCATTAGAGAACCCTTTTGTGTATGTCTCATCCATGCGAGCTTTACCCCACGCAACGTGCAGGTGTTCCACTTTGCTTTCTAAACAGGGGGCAAAACGCCCACGCCATTTAGCGGTTTCAATAAACTCTGAATCACACCAATTATGGTCGTAGCCCTCATGCAGCATGATGCCTTCCCTGTCTGCTACGCCTTGTGTCGCATAGTTACGGGAAACGAGATAATGGGTGGCGTGATCTCCACGCATCACAGAAGGGTTGCCTAGATCGTTAGTGCCAACAACCTCAATCGGTTTCTTCATCAATGCTACGGCAGCCTCAAACCATCCTTGATAAAAGTTCAAATCATCTGCCCCTGCAAACACATACGGTTCATCAGTATCAATCACACCCGTGTTGATAGCCCCGGCATAGTTGTTCTTGCGTCGATTCAATATCAGGTTTGCCCCAACCGTACCCACAACAGCAGTAATGGATTCATGATCATCAGGCTCAACAATGAAATAGACGTTGGCATGATCTGTAGAATCTAAAGCGTTACAGGTCACCTCAGCAATCTTGTGCGCCCGATGATACGTCGGGATCAGTATTGCTACCGGCATACCATTTCCCAAAACTTGTTGCCTGCTTCATCAACCATATCTTTTAATCTAAACGGGTCATCCCAACCATCAACGCTGATCAACCCAACATTCTTGTTGGTAACAATCCTGCAACCTGATAGCACGGCTTCCATCACAGCTCTGCCTTCACTCTCAAAGTTCAACGGCAAATGAACAAACACCTCAGCGAAACTCATCAGGTTCAATACTTCTTCACGACTAGAACGGTACGCAATCGCCAAATCAAACCCTGCCGATGCAGCCCAAAACTTAGCCTGATTCAAACCCTTCAACGGATGCATACGTGCAGCCCACAGCGCAAACTCTTTCTTCTCACGGTTGTGGCATTCATTAGTGTCGAAATGGGATAGCACTAACTCTGACCATTTGGGTTGAGTCCACAACAGTTCCCGTTCCAAATGCGCCGGGGTATGGCACACAAAAGGGGCAGCGTTGTTGATCAACTGCATACGCCCACCTGATTCGTCTTGTTCGTGGTGGATAAAAACCATAGGTTCCCGTTCCGCAAGAACACACATGGCTTCTTCTGTTAGCAGGTCTGTGCCTGTGATAACGATGCGTTCATGAGCCAACGCCCGTTCCCATTCGGCAGCAGGTATCAATTCAATATCAATCCACGGGGGTGCGCAATCCCTGTAGGCCTGATCTGAAAGTTCTGCCCCACCACGATATTTGCCCGGCAACCATCTACCGCCACCCGTATCCTCAACGGGGAGATGATGCGTAAGCCAAGCCACACTCAACTGAGAAGCCCCATAATTGGCTTCCAATGCGTGTTAAAGACTTGATCTGCCTGATAGTGCTTTGCGTGGTTTAGCGCATCCTGCGACGTTGTACGGGGTGCAGCCCACGCTAGTTCTAGGCATTCCAAAATAGATTCCGTGAAAGGTGTATGGAAAAAGGATTTCTGTGCGTGATCCCAAAACGGTTGAGTACGGCACATCCACCCATCCCCAACAAGTTCAGGTTGAGCAGTCTGATCAGAAGTGATGACCCGTGTGCCACAGGCTTGCGCCTCAACAACAGGGATACCGAAACCCTCACCCATCGACACAGCTAAAAGAACATCTGCCATCGTGTAGAACGATGCAAGCACTTCCTGAGAAATACCCATCTGATAGGCGTACTGATCCACGAACTGATAGTTGGCTTCAGGAACCCCACACGCTTTCAACAAATCAATGAGGTTGATGCCATGAACCCCATGTTGTTCGGTATGCAAATACAACAAGGCTTCAGGATGCTTCTTACAGAAAACCCCAAACGCAAGAATGTTTTCAGCAAATGCTTTACGTGGTGGGCTTGCACCTTTGTTCGCTGCAGTCATCATCACAACAAACCGATCCTCAGGGATCTCCAAAATCTTCCTGCCACCCGGCGTAGGTTTGAATACGGGTTCAATACCGTGAGGGGCATACAAAGCATCAACACCTGCCTGATGCAACATCTTCTGCCCATACAGGCTCATCGCTACAGGGGTCACGTTAGGTCGATTGCACCACGCCAACACATCAGGGGGGCAAGGAGTGTGATCAATCGGAACCCACGAAACGATCTGTTCTACAGTTTCTAACGATTTAGATTTGAATACCCACACATCGTAAAGAGTCATCAACAAAGGTTTGATATCGGGTTCCCTGTGCGCCCAATGCAGATAATGGGCAACCATTACGTCATCAGAATAAACAGAGTTGCCTTTAGGGTAAACCGTGAAACCGTTCCAAACGGTAGTTGCGCCTTCTAATCCGTAGTTGGCGTGGATGGCAACATTGTTCCCTGCTTCTTTGAGCCTTGTGCAGAGTTGCGCTGTTTGCTGCCCGTAGCCTGTTGCTGACCACGGCGCATTGGAGTAGAAGAGAATCTGTCTCCCATTTCCATTGTTGCTGTTTCTAGTTCCTGTGCGTAACCCAACCTCAGAAGTTGTTGTGCTTCCGGTATCGGGAGTTCCACGATTGTTCCTCTTATGTTTACGAGCATTACCCATAATCCCTTTTCCGCAGTTAATTGGCAGGAGTGCGCAAGAGTGGGTGTACTAGCCCTGCGCTGTCTAGTACACCCACATCTGTTTTCGTTAGTTAGGAAGCCCCACCAACGAAGTATTTGATTGCTGACGTTTGTGGCAAATCGCCATCGATGCGGATTGACGCACGGAAGGTGATGAGGTCGTTAGCAAATGCGTATTCGTCTGAACGGTCAAACTTGATACCGCCTGCCTGACGTACGTAGTACGAAGGAAGGTGACCAAAGAGAACGCTCTTTGCCGAAGTTGCAGGAGAAACCACATCAGGGTTCTCAAAGATTGGGAAGCCCAAAAGCATATCGGGCTGACCCATCTGCAACGATGGTTGGAAGAGGTACTGATTGGTGGTGTCTTTGAGTTTGCGTACAGCAGCAAGTGAGGTGTTGTTCAACATCCAACCTGTGCCGGGCTGACGACGGTACATTGAGTTCACGCTGTAAGAAAGATCAATCAAGTTGTCTGCAGTAAATGCACCTGAGACAGCGGTTGAACCTGTTACGCCTGAACCTGCTGCAACCGCAATACCGTTTGGCATTGTGGTATCAGTACCTGTGGTGAGTGCCGTGTTTACAGCAACGCCGATTGCGATTCCTGCTTCACGAGCAAGGAAGCCCAAAAGATCAACGCCACTATCGGCAACCATTTCAGCAGAAACTTGGATCAAGAAACCGTACTTGTAAGCGTTCAAAGTTGTAAATGCTTGGAAGGTTGGATCTGATTCAGCGAATGCTGACGATTGTGCAGTAAGTGCTGCTGTGCTGTAGGCGTTGGTGCGTGGGATCTGCAATGCTTCGCCACCTGCAGTATTGATAACTGTAGATGTTTGCAACATTGGGCCTACAAGAACCATGTGCTCAACGATCTGATCGTAGAACGACGTTGGTACAGGTGCGCCTGTTGAAGTCGTGATTACGTCACGCTTCTCAAAGGTTGCTGAACGGATCTCTCCACGAGCAAGGCTACGGATTGTTTCTGCATCATTGCTTACAGATTTGCCTGAAACAGGTCGAACCTGATCTTCAATGCCACGAGTTGCTTCTGACAAACGCAATTCACGCTCTTCATCTGCACGAAGGCTTGCAATTACTTCAGCACGTTTTCCGAGATCCTCGTTAATACGAGCATACTTAACTTCTTCTTCTGCGCTTAAATCACGCTTCTCTGCTTCCGCAACATCAAGAAGGGCTTTAGCCTCTTCCCATGCACGGTTGCGGAGTTCTACTTGACGGTCGATGTACGACATAGTTTCTCCTATTGAATAGATGGTTTAGTTTTGTGAGGTAGCGGTTCCGCACACCACGAGCATCGACAGAGGTTCCTCACATCCGATTGAACAAGACTAGATGCGATTGAGTAACAAATCAATCTGCTTGCGTTTAATTGCTAGAGACCCGGCAACCTCTGTTGGTTGTGGTTCTGCACGAAGTTTGTTCACGGTTTCTGCAAGCAGGTCAGCATGATCGGTTGAAAGGGTTTTGCCGTTCTCCAACATTGTTAATGCTTCAGCAAGTTTGTTCGCATCTAAACCTGTGGCATCAGCCAACATATCTAAAGAACGCAAAGCAGCTGAAGTAGCAGAGTAGGCAGGGAACCCTGTAACCACACTCACTTCATGCAAACGGATCTGCTTCAATTCACGGGTCATACCGTCAGGACTCCAACGATCACCACCACTAGGAACGCTGAAACCGAAACTCATTGAATCCACATCGCCACGTTCCATCAGCACAGCAAGATCCCGTGCATACGACGTATCAGGCAAATCAGACTCCACTAGCAAGCCTTTAGAGTCAGAAGTGAGTTTCATGGTTTTGGCACGGGTTGAAGCCAACACAAGAGTTGAATCATGGTTCAGGTACATCTTCACGTTGTTTCTTGCACGAAGAGTCTTATCAAACGCACCCGGCGCAATCGTTTCTGTGAAAGGCAACGGTTCACTAGGGGAGTTATATACAGCAGCGTAACCACGGAAACTCATTGAGCCTGCTTCACCTGCACGTAACTCAAACTCTTGTACCGTCACCCGTCGGGTTTCAACCTCAGTTGTTTGTTCAACTTTGTTCCGCATTTGTTCAATCTCCTCACGCTTAGAAATATGAAATGTTTTGTTCATACTTCTATCTTGTTCAGCATTTAATCTTTCCACAACACCTTCTGCATATCGTTGCGCTCTCAGCGCATCAGATTTAGATGGGCCTGAACCCCACAACAAGTGAGCAACCAACCCCGGTGTGATTGGTGTTTCAGCATCCACAGCATCTAGATCATCTATATGTCGTGCAATCCATGCACCAATCTTGCGCCATTTGGCTTCACTAACAGTTCCTTGTGCCATAGCACGAGCATCACGAACCGTCGAATCCTCTAAACCTGCACCTGCTTCACCATCGGCATACAGACGTAACCCACGTTTAGCAGCAGAAACCATGTACTCAGGTGGGGTCAGATCAACGGCACGTACCTCAATGGCACGTTCAGAACCGCCAACCAAAGGTGGCAAAACGGGTTCCGTAATAAGTGGGGCAATCACAATCAGTTCACTAGCACGTTTGCCAATCAACTCTTCTTCAGGTTCCCAATAACCCTCTTCAGGTTCAGGTTTCCATTTGCGCACCAAAACAACAGGATCATCAGCAGAAGCCTCTAAAGAATACTCCACACCTTCAACACCAAAAGTACCTTCTGTCATCACATATTCAATCTGCCCACGATAAATAGCATCTTCATCAAACCATTCAACAAAAGCACCTTCAACGACCTCTGATGGCAAAGCACGTTCACCACCGGGTTCCATATCCTCAGCAAGTGAAACTGCTACCATTTGCGCTATAGCGTCAGCCTTTGATTGATGGCATCCAATAACTTCACCATCTTCTTTTATTGTTGCCCAACCATCGCAACCAATAGCACCTTGTTTAATGTAGTACGGCATTTTTACTCCGTCTGCTTTAGCCACGAAACTAGGTGGCCTGTTTTAGTAGAAACCGCATATAACGCTTCTAAAGGATTGATGATGAGTTCTATTGAATCTTGTTTCAGTAGTTTCAAACCTGTTGTTGTAGTGACAGCAGAACCACCCAAAAATACCTCATCGGTAAGATCGTTGTTGTGCAGATGCAAACGAAAAGGGTTCACCTCTAAACCATCAATCAAAGTTGGCGACGTACCCACAGAGGTTTGACCTGAACTGATTGTCACAACTAGACCTCGTACGCACTCTGAGGATCAGCAGGATCAAGAGTCACCAAAGGTTGCAGTTGCGTAGAAGGAACGCCCGTGTGATCAATAGAAGGCAAACCCATCGCAGATAAAACTGATGCAGGATCAAAGCCTGAGAGAATCAACTTCTGTGCCATAGAAACCTTTGTTTCAGTTTCAGTCAAATTGGCAGCAGCCACATTCACGTTTGCCAAAGGAACACGGAAAACATCCCCACCCTCAACGGCAGCAAAATCTTCTAACCTACGCACATCATTGATAGAGAGGTAACCTGCCTGCAAACCCGACGAATAAGTAGCAGCCCTAGCTGCACTATCGCCACGAAGTAATCCATCAACATTGAACTTCAGAAAAACGCCTTCAGGCAGAAGCCTTGTATAAGCATCTTCCAACTTCACGATATAAGGCCTGAGAGTATGGGTAACGAAATGAATACCGTTCTGTTCAACAGATGCGTACGACATTGCACCCGGCGTAGTCACAGACAACATTGATGGCGGTACACGGAACACCCGTGCAATCTCCTCAACGCTCATTCTGCGTGATTCAATCATTTGGGCTGCATCAGGATCAACACCCGTTTTGGTGAAAGTTGCGCCACCTGCAAGGATGCCGGGTCGATGCGCTTTCCGCAAACCTCTGTGGCCTTCCTCAAAACCATCAACAAGATTCTTTGCTTGTTCACGGGTCAGGTTGCCGGGGAACTCAATGATTCCTGTAGTGGTTGAGCCTTGCCCAAAGAACCGTGCAGCAAACTCTTCTAAGGCTTTTGCCAACCCCAATGTTTCTTTCACAAGGTCGATACGGGAACGCCCACGCAGTTCACCCGGTAGGCGCATCTCAGAAATGTGAATCATATCTTCAGCCATGATTGCTGCACCCTGCGTATCTCTGAGGGTGTAGATGATTCTGCGTGAAGCATCACGGCTCACATCAACACGCAACGGGTTCAACACGGTAAGCCCTACAACACCTGAATCGTCACGAATAACACGGATGAAAGCGTTGCCATCCAAAAGCATTGACACCAACACTTCTTGGAAATGATCTGTACGGGTCATCCCCGATTCAGGGTAATCAAGCCATATAGGTCTAGGGAACACAGGCACACGCTCACCATTGATGCGACGGAAAACGCCTACAGGCAAGGTCGAAATGGAATCAGAGATCAAACGCACACACGCATAAACGGTTGCAATTTTCATTGCATTCTCTTGCGTAACAATCGTTCCTGAGTTGGTGGTCACCGCATAAGAATCACCTGCACCCCAAATAGATTGAAACGAGATAGCACGATTCTCTGAACTTGTGGGGAATAAACGATCAAGCATCAATTACCTCTTGCGACCTGCAGCGACTCCCCAAGATACCAAAGAAATCCCCAACACAATGAAGCCTACAGGTATCGCCCACACGAAACAGCCAATAGACAAACTAGCCAACCCTGCCACTTCACACGCTTCTTCAACTTTAATCTTCTTCACATTGTCTCCTAAACACTAAAGAACTGAGGTACAAGTTCAGGTGCAGAACGGGTTGTTGCCCGATCCAACGCCATCACCATTGCTATAGCAGCGTCAATCTTGCGACGGGATTTGCCTTTAGATAAACGCCACCCGTTATCTGTCATGCGTTGCGCTGCCGATAACACTTGATCCGTGAACGATGGCGAACCGTCATGAACAACTTTGCCACCAACGATCAGTTCGTAGGCTTGCCCACAGGCAGGCACCATACGATTAGCGGATTGGGGGAACTCCACCATAGGCAACCCGTCATCATGCAACACCTCAGCTGAACGCTGAAAAAAGGCAGGGTCGAACGCCACTTCTTGCAAATCGTACCGTTGATGCAGGCCACGCAAATAGTTCTCCACCTCAACCACATCAACATTGTCACCATCAGGGAACCAAATCTTTGATGCCATAACCAAAAGGCCATCCTGCTTCTGAACAGAAACAATCGCAATAGAGTCATGCTTCAAAGCCATATCGACACCAACCCATGTTGGTTGCCCATCAATCAACTTCTGTTCACCCGTGCAACGATCCCAACTCCCGGCAGGTAGCCACGATTCCTGAGAACGCACCCATTGCGACAACCTGAACCTTCTAAAAGAAGTTTCTGATGACTGCTTCACCGATGATCTCATATCGTCAAGATCTAGCAAACCTTCAGCAAGATTAGGGTTGGCTTTATACCATTGGGCTTCATCGTTCACATCACAATCATCATCTGCCTGCCATGAAAAGAAACCAAACTGCCGATCATCAACCTCACCTGCAGCAACCTTCTTCCCATACTGATACAGGCCACCACACAAAGAATCAAGGTCAAATCCCGGTGTGGTAATCCCCACCATCAACGGTTCAATCCTGTTACCTGAACCCAACGTGAGCCTTTGACGTTTACTGATTGGCAGGCGTGGTTGTTACGTCGGATCTATGAGCGTACGGATGATGACCGTTTGAGGTATCGACGGGTTTATGTGGAGTTGCCACGTAAGAATGGTAAGAGTCTGTTGGGTTCTACGATTGCTTTGTATTCTTTGTTCGCAGGTGAACCCGGTGCTGAAGTGTATTCCGCTGCAGGTGACAGGCAGCAGGCAAGGATCGTGTTTGGTGAAACTAAGGCCCAGATCCTGTCTAACCCGTTGTTGGCTTCAGAATGCAAAGTTTATAATGATGCTATTGAGG